TTGCCAAATACTTGATATGCTTCTTTAGGTTCTCCACATAGACTAGCATAATCCCATGACCACATGTTGCCATGAGCTCCACGTTCATAGCTTCTAATCTTATCTGTAATACAATAGTCTAAACCCGAGAGTCCCATCTTAGACTTAAAACCCTTCTTGTTATATTCCTTTATCCAAGTTGTCTCTATGGCTTTTAACTCCTTGTGATATTCTCTCCTTAATTTGCCTATCTTCCCTTTATAGAAATAGTGATTAGTAAAATAGCTCATGCTCCAATCCTCCACTGTTTATTAGATGTTGCTGTAAGCGGTTCTATATACTTCTCCTGCTTTATATATGATACAGCAAAGTATCTTAAAGCGTCCATACTATGATCGTTAGCCTTCTCTGGTACATCTGGTTCGTTTAGGTCTTGAGCTTGAGTAACACTCTTTTCCTTCCATCTATATGCTTCAAACTCTCTTATAGTATCAGCACAGGAGTTAAAGATAAATATAGAGGGTTCTCCCTTAACATCCTGTACTTCTCTCTTAACATAACCTACTATTTTGCCTGGTACAAGCTTCATCCTCTCAGCTACCTTCTCTATACCAAATCTTACCCATGTCTTAGCGTCTGTTCCGATAGTCTTGTTAGCTTTAGTGATGTGTATACCTCTCTGGGTAAACTCATCTATCCACTGTCCTCCTGATGGGTCACCATATGTAGCTGTAATCACTTTAGAGAACGGATTAGCGTTAATAGCTCCTGCATGTGTGTCTATAGTCTGCTTAGTAGCATAATACTCATCTACTATATAGATGTTGTCGTCTCCATCTACTGCTATCCATAGACAAGATGTTGGATTAGTTGAACCAAAGTCAATAGCTCTGTATATCTGCCATGTGTCTGGTATCTCAAAGGGTTCTATTACATGCTTCTCTCTATCAAAGTCCTTATATACTAATCCTGTGTACTTCCTGAAGTCGGCTAGATACTCCTGAGCAAAGGTGTCTTCTGTTAACTCCTTCTTAGCTTGGTCTATCTCCTCTTTAGGAATAAACGGATTATCGTATGATGTAAATCTCCATGACTTGTATACACTCTCCTTCTCTTGTCCTTGATTATATAGGTCATAGAAGTGGTTATATCCCTTAGGTGTGCTAATAAAAATAGCTGGAGCTGCATAGTCTGTAAGAGTAGGTCTTAAACACTCTGACCATAACCAACCCCAATTCCTTATACTAGCTATCTCGTCTATTACTAATCCTCTTAACTTAACTCCTCTAAGGCTATCAGGGTTCTCTGCTCCCTTTAACTGTATTGTTGAACCGTTGTTAATAGTCAGTGATAGTTTAACTTCATTCTTCTTTGTTACCCACTCTCTAGGTACTTCTCTTTGTAGTTCCTTCCAGTGAATCATCTCACTCTGTTTATAATTAGGAGATACTATCCAGTAATCACCTGGATTCTCTGTAGCCCACTTTAATACTATCATCCTACTCAATACTGATTTACCGCTTCTTCTACCAGCACAGATAACTCTAAACCTGTGTTTATCTTGTTGTACTTCCTTCTGCCATGGATTTAAACTAACCTTCATAATCTATAAACTCCACCTTCATGTCCTTAGTCTGTATTCTAAAACCCTTAGGACTCTTAATATTAAACTCACTCTTAGGATGCTTCTCTAAATACCACTTAGCTGTGTCTATATCTTTTAGGTCTTTTACTACTGTGTTCTTAGCTACTAATACAGGGTTTTGCTTCCAATAGGTCTTTTTCTCCCCAAAGTCAGGATGCTTATCTATATATCTATATAAAGCTGATGTACTTACCTCTGCAAAAGCACAGGCTTGTTCATCGGTAGCTCCTACCATAAAAGCACTCTTTAATACCTTTATATTTTCGGGAGTCAATACTGTTGGTCTTCCCATCTTCTTTGTTGTCTTCTTTAATGTAGTCCCAGGGCGACTTATGGTCTTATCACTCATACCTTCTTACCATACTTACTTAACCTATCTAAGGCTACTGTAAATACTATAGCCTCCATAGCAAAGGATAGTTTATATCTATTATCTAAGGTTATCATCTCTGGATTGATTGGTAATCTCTCTTGGTGGATTATGTTACCAGTGTCCATACCCTCATCTATAAAGTGACAGCTGGCTGCTATCCATGGTTCTTTAGCGTCTTGCATCTCTTTAATAGGATTAGCTCCCTTGAAGTCTGGCAACATAGATGGATGTATATTAACCCATGTCTGATTACTCTTTTGCATCGTGATTGGTAATATCCAAGGACATCCGTTACTAACTAACATGTCAAAGTCTTCCTTAGCTATCTTCTTTAATAACTCCTTCTTGTTGCACCCCTTTGGTGTAACTATTACCTTAGTATAGTGGTTGTTTTGACACACCTCTCTTACTAGAGGTCTATCGCCTAAGAAAAGTATTCGCATAGTTCGCTCCTATTTTCCATCAAATCATGGATGATTGATAATCCTGGTTTTGTATCTAAGAATCTTAATTCTATATCCTTCCACTTACTCTTGTCAAAGAACTCTTTACCACCTGGTAAATTAAGGTATGTAGTTGCCCCTAGAGCCTCACTGATACGTAGAGCCCACTCATCTGGGGATTTTACCGTCCCCAGATTTAGGCTCATCTTAGAGTACGCCACAATCGGAGTGGTGATTCCCAATAGTTCACACACTTCCTTTAAAACATGGATGTTTAACTCTCCTATTGTCTCGAATTCTGGCTCTAGACAACGCTCTAAGAAATTAATAATCTTGTCGTATACGGGTGATTTACGATAAACCTTTAGTTTATTAAATAAGTCTGTTCTCCAATCGCAGTCTGATATCTCTACATCCTTGATAGCTACTCTATTCTGATGCTTCTTGACTGGTACTCTTATGTACCCTGTCTCTATCTTATTCCTGTTCACCCAGCCCTGTCTCATATACTGAGCTGTGTCAAAAGCAATAAACAAGTCGGACTTATCAATTAAGTCAAAATATCCTAGGTATGGTAGGAAGTATGGTTGCATCACACTAAGTCGCATATTCTCCTTATCTGTGCCTTAGTTAGCTTATAAAATAGTGGTAGGCATAAAACCCTTCTACAAAAGTCCTCTGCTACTGGACAACTCTTACCCTTGTATAAAGGAATAGTGTTTAGTGCAGGATAGAAGTATCTAATAGGATAGATGTCGTTCTTCTCAAATCTGTCTATAGCTCTTAATAGCTTAAACTCTGATTCGTACATGTAAGGGAAGTAGGTCATGTCTTTATGTTCAGTGCCTAAAATAGAATTATAGTATTGGATATGCTCCTGATACTTATTCCAGATCATATCTGCCTTAGGCAACATACATAAACCCATAGCTGCGTGTAGTTCTGACATCTTGGCGTTGATACCAACCCCATGGAAGGTATATCTCTCCTCCTTGTGTTTACCAGCCTTGTGTCCATGGAATCTCATCCAGTCTATCTTCTCTGCTAAGTCATCTCTACTCGTTATGATAGCTCCACCCTCTATTGATTGGAAGGTCTTGGTAGCATGGAACGAGGTAAAGGATATATCTCCCTGTGCTAATAGTGATTTACCCCTGTATTTAACTCCAAAGGCATGGCATCCATCATAGATGACAGGATGCTGATCCGTTAATCTAGGGATTCCATATACATGAGTAGATATTACTGGACCTCTCTTAAAGTCTTTACCCATATCTACATAGACAGGTGTTAGACCCTCCCAGACTGCTGCTGAGACTGTCGCCACATATGACACAGGTGAAGTATAAAACTTACCCTTTAAGCCAAGTGCTTTAATAGCTATCTGTTCTGCTATTGTTCCGTTAGCAACTAAGAATAGGTGTTTAACTCCTAAGTAGTCTTTTAGTCTCTCCTCAAACTCTGTTACTAGCTCTCCACTATTAGTTAGTATGTTTGACTTCCAAATCCTCTTAAGGTATTTGTTGTACTCTTTAAGTGGTGGAAGCCATGTTCGGCAGGTTGTAATCATCGTTTTGACCACTGATAATTCATAACCTCATCCAAAATCTTAGCCTGTTTTTTGTCCTTTTTTGTACGAGCAATAACCTTTGGTTTTACTCTTGTATTAGTCCCACCCAAAAATAAATATGGTATATATTCTTGAGTCCAGAAGTTTAAACTATATCTTGAATTATCATATGTATGTAGGGGGTTTACTAATCTTGGGTCTTCATCCTCTTGTACATCCTTAAGCCACTGTTTAGCCTTAGCCTTGTTAGTTTTAATCTTATGTCTAGGCTTTAGAATATCTTTATGAGTAACTAAGAAGTTCTTGGCAAACTCCACTGTCTCCTTATCATAATCGTCTGTAACTGGTTGTTTAAGTAATAATTCACAAACCTTCCCTAACATCTTTATCTCCTTCTTAGCATATCGTCCTAGGGCGACTTCTGTTGCTGTAATCGTAGTCCCATCGCTTATAGATATATCCCCAGCTATTGTTGCCCCCGAAGTTCCAGTTGTTGCGTCTGTGCTTACATGAAGTCCGTATGCCATATTAAATACCCCCCCACTTCTTCCCTGGAGCAAAGGTGACATCTTGTGCCACAGCCCCACTAGCTAATCCTGCTAATCCAGTGGAATAAAATTCTTCTGGTCTTGGTTCCTTTTTAGGCTTTTTAACCTGTGCTACTATCTCGTCAAGCCAAGCCTTAGCTTTAGCTTTGTTAGTTTTAGGTTTAGCCTTAGGTTTTGGTATTCCTCTATACTTGCTTACATCCCTATCAAATTGTCTCTGTTGTTCTAGTTGTGATTGAGCATCCTGTCTCTGAGATAACTGTTGCATAGCAGACTCTCTAGCCTGGTCTGCCATCTCTTGCTTTAAATCCTCATATCTATCCTTGTAATAACCGTCTAGTGACTGTGGCATAAAGACTCCCTTCGTGCTAATTTTTTAGCTCTCTTTTTTAATCTCTTACGCTCAGATAGCTTCTCCTTCTTCTTTACAGATGGTTTACGATAATACTCTCTAGAGGCTAATTCATCCATCAAGCCTGTTTGATTAACCTTCTTCTTAAACATGGCAACCATCTTGTCAGCTGAAGTATCATATTTTGCGGTTACTACTACGTTCATACCTTCTTCTTCCTGGGAATTAACAACTGATAATATCCTCCACAGCCTTCCATGCCTTGTACTCTGTACTTACCAGAGGCAACTTTTTTGTCCCACTCTGCTTGGCACTCGTCCATAGATTCTTGAACTGCTTTATTAAACTGTTGATCTGTCATAGCACCTCGCACATAAGTAGATTGTTTTTTGACCATACTGTACTCCTCCATGAGTGCCGTGTTTATATAACCCCAAAAAACACATGCCACACTTATCTGTCTTCCTTTTATACCAGTTCCAAACTCTAACTTTGAATCTGAACCATGCCATAGAAAAGCTCTCGTTACTGTGTTTAAGCATAATTATCCTTTTATTTAACTTCTATCCCTTCTGGTTGAGGATTCATGGCTATTTTATAACCAGAGGTCTCCTTACCATCAACAGTCATGTCTCCATACCAACCCATCATGCGGTTGGAATCAGTCATCCTGCGAATCAGAGCTTTACAAAAGTTCTCTTCCTTTATATTTTCAGGTAACATACATAGTTGTGTGTGTTCAAATTTAACCTTCATATCTACTCCTTTAAACTTAATTGATATTCTTTACAGTCTTCCTCATGCTCAACGTTATAATCTTGGTCATATTCGTTATCACAGTGAGGGCATCTTGATATACTCATATTTATTTCACCTCCTTTACTGATTTACTAAAGTTAGGTACTTTAGGGTTTTTTGCCAACACTTCAGCTGGCGTTACCCTTAAAAATACCTTCTCTTTTGGTTCTATAACGATAGGTTCACCACTCACGTTTGTGATTGTGAGATAATCTCCCTGCTCGTTTTGGTTGATATATCCTGTTAGGATGTTTTTATAGGTCATACTTGTTCCTTCTTTTTAGCTCTATAGTCTCTCATATAGAGTTTTTGATAATTGCGATAATAAGGCTTCCTTTTAAAGGCGTTAACCTTATCTCTGTTACATCTACACCATATAGATTGTTTAGTGATACTATAGTATTCACCAATCTCTCTTAAGGTGTATCCGTTATCTCTTAGCTCCTGTACAAGCTCGTTTGAGATTGGTCTTCCCCAGAATGTTGATATATTTTGTAAATAGAATAGCGGTTTAAACATATCAAACTCCTCTCAGTGTCATAGTAAATAGCATCCCTGTAAAGAAGGCTGCCGTGTATAAGCCTATAGTGGCTAACCTTGTAGCTAAGCTCATACCTTCTCCTTCCTTACCTCAACTAAGTGTTTTTGAGTACACTCGTTGCAGATACGATAACCTTTTTTGGGTGTTGGAAAATAGTTCCAGACTATCTTTGAGGATGTCACCTTTGGCTCCTTAAGTAGTTTGCTTATGTCTTTATCACATAAAGAACACTTCTTGGATTTGAGCTTTTTAGCATCTTCCTGCATCTTGTCTATGATTCCTCTTCCTTTTGGAATCGTTTGTAAATTCATCATAAAACCTCCTTTAAGGTTTTGTTAATAATAGTTATTTTAACTTGTAGCGGGTTATAAACTGAGATAGTGCTTCACGACTTGTTCCCATCGCCTTAGCCATATCAGTTATAGTGTGACCCTTCTTCAAACAGAACTTAACCATCTTAAGCTTATCTTCTCGCATCGCTGCGTAGATATCTTTTAAGATTTTGTCTAGTCTTTGTTTGTTGTTCATCTTAACTCCTTTTTGTTAAATATAGTTTTAACTATATATTTAGTATAACACACGTAACACCGTTGTCAAGTCGAGTTTACCTCTGTTAAATAAAACTGCTCGTCGTATTTTTTTACTTTTGATCTTCTTTTTGAAGCATCTTGGCTATCTCTACTACTAGGTCTGTAAGACAAAATTCCCTTTGTCCTCTTTTAGAGAAGTATTTTTTATCCAACCTTACGGCTAGCTTCCAAGCTTGCTTTAAATATATTTCTACTTCTACCATAAGTACTCCTTCTTTGTAGTTGTTATTATAACACTTGCTCCAGATTAGGAAACCAGGGAGTCTCCTATATGGGTATCGGTATGTTGTTTAATCGGTTATTCTGTCCGACAACATATCAGATTATCTCTCAGCGACGAGTCGTACTCTATTCGCTGGCGGATGAGCGTTAAATCTTCTTAGCTTACATCGCTCTTGCCTTGCTCCGAGTTGAGGCTAGGTCATCTCCTGCTTCCTACATCGGTTTAAACCTTTCCGTTGGTCTGGGTGTGTAGGACATGCCTGTGTGGTCACCCTATTTACTATCCTATAGTAAATACTATACTAACCGTAACATGGATGTTACTGTATGTCAAACGCAGTTTGGTAATTGCTATTAACAAAGTATTCTTCTTTAAAATCCCTAAACGGGAACGCATAAAAATTAGCGTTTGAT